CAGACGTAGACGAGGTAATAGATAATGGCATTTAAACATGGTAAAGACAGTAAAGTCTATATAAATCAAACAAATTTTAGTTCATATTTTAATTCTGTTGATGTTGCAAGAACAGCAGATGTTGCAGAATCTACAACTTTTGGTAAAGATAGTAAGACTTACATAACTGGCAATAAAGATGGTACTTTTTCTGTTGCTGGATTCTTTGACGCTACTGCTGATGCTACCTTACAACCATTACTTGGAGGTAGTGATATGGTTTTCGTATTAGGTGTTGATGGTGTTGATGCAACTGATGGTTGTTCTTTTGCTAAGGGAAACATAAATAATTATGGAGTATCTAGTGCAGTAGGCGATATAGTTGCAACTTCTTTAGACATACAAGCTGATAGTGGAGTATATAACGGAACTGTATTAGAAAATGCAACTGTTACTGCTACTGGTAGTGGTACTGCTAGAGATAACACACTCTCAACTGCTAATGGTGGTGGAGCGTTCTTAATAGTAGAAACTGCTAGTGGAACTACACCTACCATTGATGTTAAAATAACACATAGTGCTGACGATTCTACTTATGCAGATTTAGTAACTTTTACACAAGCTACTACAACTACTGCTGAAGTAAAAACTGTTAGCCCAAATACAACTGTCAACAGGTATTTAAAAGTTGAATATACTGTTGGTGGTACAACTCCATCCTTTGCTGTTATAGTAGGGTTTGGAAGAAATAATTAGAGGAGATATATATGGCATTTGTACATGGTAAAGATTCAGTTTTTAAACTTGATAACTCAAGTGGAACATTAACTGATATATCTACTTACGTTAACTCTGTTGACTTTCCAGAAACCGCAGACGTTGCTGAAACAACAACACTTGGAGATGGAAGTAAGTCATACATTGTGGGATTGAAAGACGCAACACTTTCTATTAGTGGTCTTTGGGATTCTACATTGGACGGAATACTTGGAGCTGTTGTGGGGCAATCTGCAACTCTTAGCTTTGAATATTCTCCAGAGGGAACTACTGGTGGAAACGTTAAGTACACAGGCGAGTGCATTCTTACATCTTATTCACAATCTAGCCCAGTCGGAGATGTCGTAGGCTTCTCTGCTGATATGCAAGTTAGTGGAGATGTAACAAGAGCAACTCACTAAATAATTAAATAAAGGACACAATGGAATTTTTAGATTTAAACAAAATTGATAAACTGCCTAACGTTCCTATACAAGAAATTGTTATAGAGGAATGGAACGCAAAAGTAAAGATAAAAGGTTTAACGAAAAAAATGCAGGTTGAACTGGCTCGTATATCTACTGCTGATGATAAAGACGCATTTGATTACCAAAAAGCATTATTAAAAGCAAGTGTTATTGAGCCACAACTTGATGATGAAGCAATAGAAATGCTTTATGAAAAAGACGCTTCAGTCATAGATAGTCTATTCTTAGCGATAGCTGACCTGAATGGCGTTGGGGGTGATTCTCAGCAAGATATAGCTGAAGAATTTCCAGAATAACCCAGAACTCTCTTTTACCTTTAGACTAGCTCGTGATTTATCTATGACAGTTGGCGAACTTAACGCTACAATGTCATCATACGAGTTTACACAATGGGTTACTTTTTATTTGTGGGAACAACAGGAACGTAACAAAGCACAAGCAATAGCAGAAGCTGAAGCAAAAAAGAGGAGATAAGTTTGGGTAAAGGTGCAGACTTAATAATTAGGATAGCCACGCAAGGTGCTAAACTTGCACAGGCTCAAATGACTTCGTTAGGTAAGTCCTCTAGTATTGCTTCCAATAAATTAAAAACTTTTGCTAAAGTCGGTGGAACAGTCGTTGCTGGTGCATTATTAGCTATTGGTAAAGGTGTTGTTGAATCTGTACAAGCGTTTACTTCTTTTGATGACAAGTTAACACAATCACTTGCAATCATGGAAACTACCACAGCCCAACAAGAACAGATGGCTAGGGTTGCAAGAGAGGTGGCAACTACAACTGCAATATCTGCAACTGATTCTGCTGAAGCATATTTCTTTTTAGCATCTGCTGGTTTGAATGCTGAACAATCTATATCTGCACTTCCACAGGTTGCTAAGTTTGCCCAAGCAGGTATGTTTGATATGGCTACTGCTACTGACCTTGCAACTGACGCACAATCTGCATTAGGTCTTACTGTTGATGACGCTACACAAAACTTAATGAACTTAACTCGTGTTACTGACGTTCTTGTTAAAGCTAACACTTTAGCTAACGCAACAGTACAACAGTTCTCTGAAGCTCTAACTAATAAAGCAGGTTCAGCCCTTAAAGTTACCAACAAAGATATAGAAGAAGGAGTTGCTGTTCTCTCTGCATTTGCTGATAGAGGTGTTAAAGGTGCTGAAGCTGGAGAAAAACTTAACCAAATTTTAAGAGATGTATCTAGGGCTGTAAAGAAAAATAATGAAGAATGGGTAGCTAGTGGTATTGTCGTAACTGATGCTGAGGGTAACTTATTACACTTATCTGAAGTTGTTGCAAATCTTACAGCAGGTATGGATGGTCTTAGTGACGTTCAAAAAGCAGGATTGCTAGACCAGTTAGGGTTGAATCGTGGTGTAGCTGACGCAGTTAAGATTCTCGCTGGTGCAGAAGCTCAGATTAAAAACTATGACAACGAATTAAGAAATGCTGGTGGAACTACGGAAAGAGTTGCACAGAAACAGCTTGAATCATTTAAACAACAAACGATTATTTTACAGAATCAACTTGAAAATCTAGCTATAACGATAGGTCAAGATATAGTTCCAACTTTATTAGAAATGACTAAAGGTTTACAAACGACTGTTGAAAGAATGCAAAACTTTAGAAATAGATTAAATGCATCTGAATCTGATATGAAAAAATTTAAAGTAGGTTTATCTTTTATTGCTGGTGGACTTATAGCGTTGAATCCAGTTGTTGGAGGCGTAGCTTTGGCTATTGCAGGACTAGCTAAACTCATAGGGCGTGGTAATGATAAGTATGAAGAAGCAAAGGCAAAAGCAGACGCACTTACTGGTGCTTATCAAAGGCAGGCTTATTATTTAGGTTTTGTTGCTAGTGAAACAGAAGAAGTCGTTGACGCTTCCGTATCTCTTGAAGATATTTTAGATGGTACAAATTACACAGTTGATGAACTTACACAACAACTTAATGAAAATGGTATAGCCCTTGATGAAAATGCGAAAGAAGCTCTAAAGACTGCTGAAGCGTATGAACAGGGATTGCTGGGTGGTTTGCAATCTGTTGTTGATGCTCTTGACCAGTTGGAAGCTCAACAAGATAGGGTTGCTAAAGCTGAATCTGATAGAAATAAAGCTCTTAATAAACAATTTAAAGCTGAAAAAGAAGTGCAACAAGCTACTGAAAATTTAGATAAAGCTAAACAAAATCTTGCTACTGTACAGGGCTTAGGTGCAAAAGTAACTGCCGAAGAACAACTTGCAATAGAAAGACAGAAACTTGCTATTGAAGAACTTAAAGAAGCAGGAGAGCTAACTAAAATACAGAAACTTGAATTAGCTGTTGCAGAACAGCAACTATCTAAACTTATTAAAGAATCTACTGCTCTCTCTCGTGAAGAAGAACAAGCTATTAGAAACGTTGAACAAGCTGAAAAAGATTTAGTTAGAGCAGAAGAATTAAAAATTAAAGCACTTGAAGAAGTTGCTGAAGCACAAAAATCATTAAATAAAGTTACTGAACAATCTTTTAAAAATACATTACAACAAGCTATTGCACAAGAAGAACTTACTAAAGCATTAGCAGGTTTTGGTCAAGGTACTAAAGGTTATGAAGATGCTTTGAAGAAGATGTCATCTATTACTGGTATTGAGATAGACAAGCTGATGGCTAAATATGATGAACTCTTTGCTAAATCACAGCGTATAGGTTTATCTCCATCTCCAGCTAGTGTGTCTACAACTACATCTAGCTCAACTGATGGTTCAACTGGTGGTTCAACTGGTGGAACAAAGTTTCCAGCTGTACCGTTTGTAGCTTCATCTACCGATATCGGTGGTGGTTTAGCACAACGTAATCTTAGTGGTGGACAAACTCTCATAACAGTTAATACTGGCTCTATGCTGGGTACTCCTGCCGAAATAGAAGAAGCAGTCGCAAAGGCACTTCAAGAGGGTGCTAGACGTGGTATTAACGTAGTGTTCTAATGTCTGTTGCATTTGATTCCAATGTTGATTTAACAGTACAAGTTGCATTTGATAATAACCCTTTTGATACTTCTTTAACGTTTACAGACATAAGCTCTTATGTACGTCAGTTCAATACTAAACGTGGTCGTGCTAATGAACTTGGTCAATTCGTAGGTGGAACTGCATCTCTACTTTTATCTAACGCAGACAATAGGTTTAATCCTAATAACACTTCTAGTCCTTACTATGATACTGTAAACTCTGTTACTAAAATACAACCATTAAAGCCAGTTAAAATTTCTGCAACCTATGATGGTACAACCTACCCAGTTTTCTTTGGTTACCTTGACATGATACCAGTTTCATTTCCAGCAATCGGAGCTGATTCTGTTGTACAATTTAATTGTGGTGATGCCTTTAAGATTTTTAATCAACAGAACATTAGTTCTGCTGGTTGGCGTTTAGGTAGAGGTGGCTTCTCTGAAATAGGAGTATCTGCTGTTTTGGGTTATGAAGATGTACAGGAACTATCAAGTGCAAGGGTATCTAGGCTTCTTGATGTTATACAGTTTCCATCTACTGAAAGAACTATTGACACAGGTACATTACAGGTGCAATCCCAGTCTGGAACAACTGATATTTTATCTGCTATTAGGGAATGTGAAGTTTCAGAAAATGCACAATTTTTTATTGGTAAAGATGGTAAAGCTGTTTTTAGAAATAGGAACTATCGTCTATCTAATGCTAAAGCAACTGATGTACAAGCAACGTTTAGTAATGATGGAACAAACTTACCTTATGTTGATGTTGTAAATACTTTTGACACACACGAGGTTATAAACGTTTATCAATGGACACGTAAAAATGGTAATACACAGTTTGTGTCTGATGCTAACTCTGTTGCTAGGTATAGACCTATTGCTTCCGTAAAAACAACAATAAATATTAGTGATGCTGATGTGTTGTCTTTGATTGACCAAAAGATTGCTGAAACTTCTTTACCTATTGTTCGTATTGATTCTTTAAAAGTTAATCCAAGACAAAATATTAATATTTGGGAAAAAGCATTGGGGCTTGAATTTGGAGATAGAATATCTGTAAAAATAGTAAATCCAGATAGTTCTAGCTATACTGATGAATTATGGATAGAATCCATACAGCATAGTGTTAATGCTAGTACGCAGACTTGGGCTTGGAATATAACCCTAAGTCCAGCTTCATCTTCAGGATGGGTGCTTGGACAGGCTCAACTAGGCGTAGGTACAAGGTTTGCATATACATAAGGAGATATAATGGCAGGTGCAGGATTTAAAGTTTGGTCAACAGGAGATTTGGTTAATGCTTCTGAGTTTAATACATACATCATGGAACAGACAGTTATGGTCTTTGCTGATTCCTCTGCAAGAGATTCAGCTATATCAAGTCCAAGCGAGGGAATGTTCGTATTTTTAAAAGACACTAATACCTTACAATTTTATAATGGTTCAGCATGGACTAACTTTATTGGAGATGGAGATATAACTGGTGTTACTGCTGGGGATGGTCTTGATGGTGGTGGTACTTCAGGTGCTGTCACACTCAACGTAGATATTAATTCAGCTTCTTCAGGAACAGTTGCAGGTGGCGATGAAATCCTTATTGCTGATGTTGATGACAGTAATAACATTAAAAAAACAACTGCACAGGATATAGCAAATTTAGCTTCAGCAGGTGTATCATTAGGTTTAGTATTGGCTTTATCATAGGAAAGGGATAAAAAATGGCAGATACCTTACATTCAGTCGCAGGACAACTCGGAACAAGCACAGCAGATATTATTGACGCTGTACCTAGTTCGACAACTGAAACAGCAATAGGAATTTTAATTTCTAATGTTAATTCAAGTAGTTCTGATGTTACTGTCGATTTAAGTATTACAAAATCGGGTGGAACATTAAGAAACATTTTAAACGATGTTTCATTACCATTTGGGACGACTATACAAATAGATAGCAAGATAGTACTTGAAACAGGCGACATCTTACAGGGATTATGTTCAACTGCGTCAAGTGCAGATTATACAGTTTCATTTCTTAGACAAACCTAAAGGATTAATATGTCCTACTTAGGTACACAACCAAATGATGTAAAAAAGAATACAGGTTTATATACACCTAGTGAAATACTACAATTAGAAAAAGATGGTAATTGGGGTGGCTCATTAGAACTTATTGCTGAACAAACTGTTAGTGATGTAGCTAATTTATCTATGACAACAATAAAAGAAAATGTTTATGATGTTCATTTATTAGAAGTCATTGCATACAATCCAGTTAGTGCTGATAGATTAGGTATGCAGTTTTTTGAAAGTGGTACTAGAGAAA